GTTGTTAATGCTATGAATATACAGAAAGGTTGTTGTGATATTTGTAAAAAATCCCTAGTAGATGGTGAAGGAGTGAAGACATATCACGTAGATCATAATCATACGACTGGAGATTTTAGAGGGCTACTTTGTAGTAAGTGCAACACAGCTATAGGTCTTTTAGAGGAAGATAAAGAGATATTGAAGAGTGCTATAAGATATCTGGAGAAGCACAATGAGTAGAAGAATAACTCAAGAGGAGTTTAATCAACTCATCGAGATGTGGTCTAAAGATCATGTTATGGCAATCCAAGACATCTTCGGAGTAGTTTTGACCAGTCAGCAGCAGGAACTTGTAAGAGCTGCTGATAATCAGACAGCCCGAGTAGCGGTTAGCTCGTGCACCGGGAGTGGTAAGACGATGGTGTTAAGTTGCTTGACTCTTTTGTACCTCGTCATACTTCCTGATTGCCGTATCTTAGTAACTTCACCATCTTTTGGTCAGCTGAATCGCGTGTACTGGGCGGAAGTTAATAAATGGTACAAGAAGATGCCTAAGCAGCTTCAAGAGCTTTTCACTATTACCAGAGAGAAAATAGAATATAAAGGATCATCTAAGTACATTCAAGTTGCAAACATTGTCAGTTCGAGCACTGAAAATTTGGAGAACCTCGCCGGAGGCCACGGAGAGAACTTTGTCATCCTAAGTGACGAATCTAGCGCAATTTCTGAAGATGCCTTCGACGTACTTCTCGGAACTTTAAGTACTGGTAAGGGTGGTCGTTTCATTATGGTTAGTAACCCTACCAGAGCTACGGGTCGCTTTTACGACATCTTTGCTCGTGATCTTCCTGGTTGGACTAAATTGTATTTCAGTGCCTTCGATACGGAGAACGTAAATAAAGACTGGTGCACTGAGATGGAACAGACTTACGGGATTGATAGTGATCTCTATAGGGTAAGGGTTTTAGGTAGATTCCCAAGAGTTGGTGAAGCTCAGTTTATCTCAGGCGATGCAGTAGAAGAAGCTATTAGAAATAACTTACACCCTAGTTCTTACAGTAACTATCCTCGCATAGCGGGGCTTGACATTGCTAGGTTTGGCTCGGACTCCTCGGTCTTCACTCTTCGGCAAGGCCCGAAGCTATTAGACTTCACATGCTACAAGGGTCTAGATACTATGGAAGTGTCGTCTAAGGTAGCAGAGTACAACGCAATTCATAGCCCATCTAAGATCTTTATTGATTCTATTGGTGTCGGAGCAGGTACTTATGATCGCTGCAAGCAACTAAAGTTACCTGTAGCTGAAGTAATAGTGTCTAATAAAAGCTCAGACCCTAATACATATTGTAACTTACGCTCCCAACTATGGGGCAAGATGAAAGAATGGCTACAAAATGGTGCAGATCTACCCCCTATATCTAGAGATAGAGACACAAACTTAGCTAACCAGTTGACATCAATGATCTATTTCTACAACTCCAAGATGCAGCTACAACTGATGGCCAAAAAGGACCTCAAGAAACTAGGCTACGAGTCCCCTGATATTGCTGATTCACTCTCGTTGACATTTGCAGATGCTGTCTACGAAGGGAAATCCAGACATTTCACTAAGCGTCCTATTAAAACTGCAAGGTTCATGTGGGTCTGATTCGCTCACTAACGTTCGCTCAAAATCACTTGCGTGATTATACTGACATAGGTGCTAAAGATGAGTCTAATAGACGACATAATAGCTTCTGAAGGATACCGATCAGACCCCTATAAGGATACTAAAGGTATCTGGACAGGTGGTTATGGCCATATGATGCTACCACGAGACTTTCAGTCTTTCAACCCTAAGTGGCCTAAGAAGGAAAAAAGAGAGTACTGGACTAAGCAACTAGATAATGACCTGTCTATTGCAACTCAAGATATAGATTGGTTAACTTTTGAGTGGTCTTATAAGCCTACAGACATCGAGAAAGAGGTGCTAATAGAATTAGCATTCAACTTAGGTTTAACTAGACTACAGAAGTTCAAGAAGTTCATCTTATATATGTCAAAAGGTAAGATAAAAGAAGCTGCTAGGGAGCTAATTGACTCTAAATGGCATAGAGATTTTGTTCTTTGGAACTCTAATAGAGATGAGCCACACCTAAGAAGCCGAAGGTTAGAAAGAAAGTTACTAAACGTGTAAGCCCGCTAGGGCTTTTGAGGAGCGGAGCGACGAATTGGATACAATAAACGACAAACCAGGAGTGCTAATAGCATCTGCCAGTGAAGTTATGGCAATGGAAGATGCATTCCTCAAAGAACGAGAGGAATTAGAGAAAGAAATAGACCACGAAAGGCTCCAATCTTCTTTAACTTCTCATATTATGAGCGTCTTTCAGAGAAACAAAGATGCTAGACAGACATCAGGGATAGAAGAGAAGCTACTTCAAAGTCTAAGAGCCTATAATGGTCGATATGACCCTGAAGATCTTAGTAAGATCAAGGCAACTGGTGGCTCTCAGATCTATATGAACCTGACACCTACGAAATGTAGGGCTGCAATGTCTTGGATCAGAGATATTCTTATGTCAGCTAAAGAAAAGGCTTGGTCCTTTTCACCCACTACGGTCCCTGACCTTCCAGAAGAAGTATCTAGCACTATTAGACAACGAATAGAGCAGATGGCCTCTGAGTTGAAAGAAAGTGGTGACGGCAGCCTAGAAGGTGCTGCTGCTGGTGTACAAGAACTCAATCAACTCAGGATAGATATAGAAGAAGCTATAGCCGATGAGATCTATAAGCTAGCAGAAACTGAAGTAAAGAAGTTTGAAGATATTGTAGCTGACCAATTAGACGAAGGTGATTGGGAAGAAGCCCTATCAGAGTTTATAGAAGACTTCTGTGTCTTCCAGGCAGCTATTATGAAGGGTCCAATTATCACCAAGAAGAAGAAAATGACTTGGGATAAAGGGAAACCTTTAGTTACTGAAGAGTATTGCTACTTAAATAGACGAGTATCCCCACTAGATATCTACCCATCCTCATCAGCAACCAAGATAGATGAGGGTGACCTCTGTGAGCACATAAGATTATCTCGTAAGGACTTGTATGGGCTGATAGGTGTAGAGGGATACTCAGAGGAATACATCAGAGAACTACTTGATAACACACCATTAGGTAACTCACCCGACCTATTAGACTCTGAGATAGAAGAAGAGAAAGCAATAGAGGAGTACAGGGGAGATACTTATGCAGCTAATAGGGATGTCTATCATGGTATTCATTTCTTCGGCTCAGCTCCACACAGTCTGTTATCTGATTGGGGAGTACCTAACTCAGATATCGGTGAGGACACAAATAAAGAGTTTGAAATAGAGGCTATCCTTGTAGGTGATCGTGTTATTAAATGCATGATCAATGACGATCCTCTTCTCCGTAGACCATACTACAAGGCTTGCTTTCAGAACATACCAGGCTCCTGGTGGGGTCGTTCCTTACCAGAGTTGATGAGAGATATTCAGCGCATATGTAATGCAACTGCCAGAGCACTTAGTAACAACATGGGTATAGCTGCTGGCCCTCAAGTAGAGGTTTATATAGATCGTCTAGCAGCAGATGAAGAACTTGAGAGTATCTACCCCTTCAAGATGTGGCAGGTAACTACAGACCCAACAGGGGCTGGTGGTAGGGCTGTTCAGTTTTGGCAACCATCGAGCAATGCTTCTGAGTTGCTGGCAGTCTATAAAGAGTTTGAACTAAGGGCAGATGATGCAACTAGTATTCCGAGATATGCTTATGGGAATGAAAGAAGTGGTGGTGCAGCTACAACTGCTAGTGGTTTGTCTATGTTGCTTGAGTCAGCCTCTAAGGGTATTAAAGATGCTATTAGACACATAGATGATGGTCTGATTAAACCTAGAGTAGAGTATCAGTTCTACTGGAATATGATCACCAATCAGGATCTTCAGTTCTCTGGTGATATCCAAGTTATAGCTAAAGGCTCTCAGGCACTTACAATGAAAGGTGCTCAGGAGATGAGGCGTAATGAGTTCTTACAGATCCTTGGTAATCAGACTTATCTCCAGATAGTTGGTGTAGAGGGGCTTGCTGAGATACTTAGAGAGATGGCAGCATCTCTTGGTTTGGGGACTAATATTGTACCTTCTCGTATTGAATTGAAAAGGAAATTAAAACAGCAAGAAGCCCAACAGCAGCAGCAAGTACAAGCAGAGCAGCAGAACAAACAAGCTCAAACTTCTGCTGGTGTACAGCAAGTACAGATGCAAGTTGAACAAGCTGAGATGGCTTCTCAACGTAATGCACTTCTGAAAGAGAGAGAGTTGCAACAGAAAGCTGAGATAGAGTTTGGTAAGATGCAACTGAAGCTGAAAGAGTTAGAACAGAAGCTACAGGAGGTAGTATCTAAAAATACCACTGCACTCACTAAACAGCAAATGGCTGATGCTCAAAAGGATCGTGACACTAATAAAGGAATTGCCTTAAGTGTTCAATCTGGATATGAGGATAAAAATAATCAACAATGACAGAAGAAGAGTTTGGTAATTACTTTATAAACAACTTCAACACTGAACTTCCTAAAGAAGTAGAACCAAAGTTTCAACAATGGCTTGCAGAAGAGAGTAAGAAGAAAGGTAGGGATATATCTAAGGATATGTATGACTATGATATTAAAGGAGCCTTTCTTGATCTTCTACAAGGTAATATAAAGGAGGACGAAAGGGGACATCTTACTGATAAGTATAAGAAACCAAATCACCCAACCTTTAGTAATCAGAGTATCTATAATGAAACTGAAAGTCCATTTGGTGGGAAGTTCATTGGTGGGGAGTGGATAGAAGATCCAAGCGGAAAAGTATACTACACTCCGAGCCTAGAGATGCTAAATACAACACATCCACTAGAGTTTCTTATGGACTATATGAAGAAAGCTGAACCAGATTCTGAATTAAGAATACCTGATGGTGCTCTTAATAGGAATAGAAATAAATGATTTTAGATAACTTAAAAGCACCAGACAAAGAACGAATAAAGTCTGGTGATCTGGCTTTTATAAAAGAACTTATCGGGAAAGATCTGGAGACTACTAAAGATAGTCTGATCACCTTTCCGATGGATAAAGTTCAAGAACTTAGAGGGAGAGCTAAAGTACTCTCAACTCTTTTAACCCTGCTAGTCTAAGAGATTCCTTAGATAGCAAAACCCCAACAACCTGTAATAGAATATCCCCTATTAGTTACTCAAGGCCAAGAGAAACTAATAGGGACCATATATCTTATTGCACTGGAGGACATTAATGATCTTTGAGAAATTAGCAAAAGAAGAACAAGAAGCTGAGAAATTACTCTTTGGATCTGCTGAAGAAGAGCAAGTAGTAGCTGAAGTAGTCGAACAAGAAGTAATTCCAGAACCTATTACTGTAGAAGTAAAGCAGCAAGAAGAGACTCCTCCACAGGAGGACTGGAAGAAAAGGTTCACTAACTTTAAGGCTACTGCTGATAACACTATCTTTCAACTTCGTAAAGACAATGCAGCTTTAAAATCAGATCTAGCATCTCTCACAGAGAAGAATGAAGTAATTCTTTCTGAACTGGTAGATATCAAGAAGCAGATCTCGAAACAAAAGAAAGAAGATTCTTTTAATAATATCTTCACCCAGGAAGACGAAGATCTTCTTGGATCTGACGCTATTAATATCTTCAAGAAAGCTGTAAAGAAAGTTGCACCCCAATCAGAAGAATCTGAGGATCTGAAAGG